ACAGAGTGAACCATAACTCGACAGTTTTTACCAATACACCGCTTACCTTTTGTTCCCGATGCCAATAACAGAACACCGGCAGACATTACTTTGCCCAAACCGATAGTGTGAATTTCTGTTCTCTCTCTAATGACTCGCATGACATCATACATACCAAACATGTCGTCAGCAGAACCACCATATGTTGAAATATAGAATTCAATTGGCTTGCTCTCTTTTGTTATTGCATTAACTTCATCAAGATAAATTATAGCATGAATAAGTTCAGCAATCTTTTCATCTGTAACATCTGAAAACAGCCCAATGACTCTTAAGTCGGGCTGTCTGGCTTGAGCCATGAGCCTCTCAAGCTCATCTTCAAGCAATTGTTGTTCTTTTTCACTGACTTTCTTGCCACCTGAAATCTTATCAAATATTTTACTAATCATCATCAATCCTCCAGAATTTAAATGCCTCGTCTTGATGGAGGACAAGATACTTCATAGCCGAATCCCAATCTTCAAACCCAAGGATGCCCTTGAATGTATCAGGAGTATTTTCAACAGCCCATGTAATTGTTCTGTGTTTGAAACTTTGTCTTTCTTTTTCTATACTATCTTTAAATTTTGATATTGTGAATTGATCCTTGCCAGATTCTTGCATATGTTGTATCATTACTTCCTCAGCAATCTTATATTTTTCCATTGCCTTAGCCATCATGAGTAAGTAGATAACTCTACTTGATTTCATTAGTTTTAATGAAACTCTGGCCGATCTAACAAAGTAAAATGTTTGGCATGTAACATACCCAAATACAAAAACAAGCAGATAAAGCCACCAAGGATCCATAATACTCCCCAAAAAATAACCACTAGTAGTAATACTAATGGTTATTATAATGACTCACAACAGTTTTGTCAACTATTTTGATGTTAATCTATTTAAAATTCTTTCTGCGAGTTGATCGACCATTTGCTCCTTGTTCTGCTTGTCTTGTAAGCGAGCAGCAACACGGCGAGCAACTTCGTTAACAATATCTTCCTCTTCCATCATGGGGCGGCCGCCTCTCATGCCAGCAGGGTCGTCGTCTCCACCTCTCATTCCAGCAGGATCATCATCCATGCCCATGGCATCGTCGTCGTCCATGCCCATGTCGTCATCTTCATCATCCATATCGACTTCAACATCGTCACCTAAGACTTGCTCAAGTGCATCTTCCAAGGCCCCCATGAAGTCATCGATAGATACCATCTTGGAGTCTCCGCCGGCGGCAGGTGCATCCATATCCATATCCATCTTCATGTCCATATCACCGGGTTCATCATCGTCATCGGCTCCCATAGCCATAGCATCCATTTCCTCTTCCATGGCCTTGTCACCTCTCATGCCGGGTGGATCATCATCTTCGTCGTCATCGCCTTCTCTCATGGGCCTCATGCCGGGAGGATCGTCATCTTCATCTTCATCCTCCTTTTCTCTCATGGGCTTCTTCTTCTTGTCGTCGCGATCTTCACCCTCTTCAAGATCTTCTTCAGTGCCATAAATCTCAGCGATTTTGTCAGCACCAAGCGGGGTAAGTTCCGCGAGTTTCATGAAGCTGCGAAGTTCAGCTTCGGTTAAAAGTGTTTTGCGAGCCATTTTAGTTCTCCTTTAAAATTAGTAAATATACAATTTTGGCATCAAAATAAGTCAATAATAAATAGTGTTGTATTTTACAAAAACTAATAAAATTACCAATCTATATTAAACTTGCGGATCCTTGATAGTGCTTTTTGTTCTATTTGTTTAACTCTAGCGAAGGATATACCAAGCCTTTCCCCTACCTCTCTCAAGGTCATGGAATCGTTTTCATTAATAGATATCAATGAACAATTTTTTTCGTCTGGATAATCAATCCAAAGCCTACATTCTGTGCAGGGACATTCGGTTTCTAACTCAATGCATTTTCTTGAGCATGCTCTCAGGCCATCGTAATTCTTCATAGCTCAGGATGCTCCTGAGCGATCATATCGAATATATCTTCAATTTGATCTTGCGAGAAGCCACTCGATGACATAAGTTTCTGGCCACTCTTGCGGAGCTTATTAGATTTAGTTTTTCTTTCTTTTGATTGTTCTTTAATGTCATCAAAGTAACTAACAATCCTCTCATCTTGCTCGATGTAACCTGTTATCAAGCTTCTAAAGAATTGTGATTGTTTCATACCATCAGTTCTAAGCCTAACTAACAGTTGAGCATGTCGGTGATCAGTATCGGTAAAAACAATTCTTTTATCATTTTTACCATACTTTATATCATCACTCACCACTGCCTCCCCAAAATGTGTGTTCTACTTTCACCCATTCCAGCGGCTGTTTGTTTTAAAATTTTAGCCTTTGATTGAAACTCTTCAAGTGTTCTGGCACCGCTATATGAAAACCCAGATCTGATTCCTCTTTCTAAGTCTTCAAGGATCTTAACAACAGAGCCTCGGTACGGCACTCTGGCAGACACACCTTCATAAGACGAATAATTGCCTCGCCAATTAACTTGTGCCTCTTTGCTGGCCATCCCTCTATATGTTTTCCATCGGGAGCCATTAGAATCTTCCATGACCTTGCCGGGTGATTCGTCGGTACCAGCTAATAAAGAGCCGCACATTACCACATCAGCACCACATGCAAATGCCTTAACCATGTCTCCAGAGTTTCTAATGCCGCCATCTGCTACAATTGTAACTTTTCTATCTGTTCTGGCACAATCAATAATTGTTTGCAATCCCGGGACACCGTGACCAGTCTGTACTCTGGTGGAACAGATTGAGCCCCCGCCAATGTTACAGCGAACAGAGTCAGCACCCCAGTCAGCCAAGTCGTTTATGCCATCAATGGTTGCAACATTGCCAGCCATGATATGTACATCATCACCAATAGCACCCCTAAGACTAGCCAATGCCTCTTCCATCAGGATGTGGTGACCATGAGCTACATCAACACACAAGAAAGTGGCACCTGACTGTAGTAATGTTTTTGCTCTTTCTATGAAGTCACCGGAGATCCCTACTGCCCCACCAATATTAATTGGGCCGCGGCCTTTTTGATTGGAAACTTCTTGAGCCAATGACACCATACGAGATTGCATTTCAATGCCGTTATATCTGTGAATAATGGCTGCACCGCCTGCACTACCAAGACTTATCGCCATAGCAGATTCTGAAATGGTATCCATGGGAGATGCAACAATTGGTAACCTCAAAACTAGACCATTTCCAAGGTCAGTGGTTGTTGACACTTCTGTTCTACTTCTTATGTCGGAATACTGAGGTATCAATAACACATCATCATACGAGAGTGCTTCATCTAATTTGGGCCATGTCATCGACTATTCTCCTTAATAAATTTGCGGATATCAGAGACACGATACCAAGTTTTTTCATTAGGATTAGTTGGGTCGTCTAAGATCTTAATCTTTGGCTTCTCATCTCCAACAAATGTCCTGACCATCGATATAGTAGGAACACCGTTAAACATTAATTGCTTTTCGATCTCAGGCATGTTGTCTACATTAAAAGCGAAGAAGTGATAATCCTGATAATCTTCATGATCCGACAGTTCTTCGTAATAATCTTTTAAGTTGTGGCATAAGTGACAGCCATTGGAATAAAACTTGACTACACAAGTTGCATCCTCTTTAACCTCGCCATCAAGTATCTTTTTCAGTGATGTCGGCGATAGTCTTTTCACACTCATCGATTACCTCCCTTGTTTTACCGATGCAGTCAGGACAAAAAAGCCTGACAACCTCTTGCTTGACAAGAACATTCCAAGACTGAACCATTTCCTTATTTTTCTTATCAAACTCTTTATCACATGCACTGCATGATTGGGGTAGTTTACCAAACAAAGAGACTTGGTTAGACATTTTAACTTGTGCCTTCTCACCAAGTTGTTTCTTCATTGCTCTTCTTTGTTGGCGGTTCACTTCTTACCCTTTTTCTTTTTCTGATGAGCTTGTGAATTTCTGAATGTTTTTGACTCTTTTTCAAGATATTCTTCAGTTATTACACCTTCATCTTGTTCTTCGGGCTCTTCTTCAGGCTCTTCTTCAACAGCAGCAGAATCAATAATATCCTGCTTGTAGCCTCGCAATGTAAGTAGTGCACCTTCATATTGAGCCAGTTTAATGCTAAGCTGGGCAACCTTGTCTACATCGCCCTCTTGTTGTTCTCTTCTATATATGTCTTTTATCATTCCGTATGTTTCAATCACATGAGATTGTAACCGTAGAATTGATGCATTAAGTCCATCATCAGTCATAATATCTCCTATCTGTTAATACCTTCGACTCTCCAAAGCTCCCCCTTACCATCAAATACTATTACGGCAGAGGGAAACGGTGCAGGATTTTCGCTGTCACCAAATTTGAGCCTCCCTTTTACAAAGTGGATTTCGGAAGCCTTCATTACATAGTCATGCCAATACTTTGTATCAGTTCGTGCTGGTATCAACATCACTACCTTGGTGTCTGGCTTCTGAGATTCTTCGTAAGCTTTTTTAATCCATCTATCAATGCCGCGGCCATAAGGAGGATTAATGAAGCTTGTAAAACCTCCCCAGTCCTTCGACAGACCATCTTCAGCCTCAGTAAAGAAGTTCATACACTTTGCATTACTGGGGGTTGCACATGGGTCTAGATCAAATGGGCCAAATCTCCAATCAAGCTTCAAGAAGAAATCTTGTGGTGTCGCCCAGTTACCTGTCTTGGAACTAAACATTACTAGTTTTGTATTCTTATCCATCTGTATTATTCTCCTTGGTTTGAAAAAGTGCAGCCCAAGCCGCATACTTATCAGAAACGGACTTTCGACCAGTGCCGGGGCGTCGCTTCTTCAAGTATAATTTAAGGTCATTGGAGCTAATTCTTTTGTAAGCACCTTTGGACACAGCAGCAAAAGTCCCGGGATTATCTTTTTGGAAATTATTTATATCTTGCACAATCCCGGCTGCCATTCGTTGATTAGTGCTAAAGCCGCTTCGGCAGTCTCTTTGAACATCTGAACCATACCTTGCTGGTGTTTTTCTACCAACCATATCCACAAACCATTCCTTAAATTCTGCTCCACATTCATTGTTAGCCCTAAGAGCAGGATATGCCGAAAGCATTTGGCACAAGGACAACAAAATGGATCCGGGTAGGTGCCTGTCTTTACCGAGTGGATTGTCGCAACTCATGATAAGT